GCCCAAACCATTTGTTGCCTTAAGTTAGCAATTGCCTGTGACACACAAGATTATCCGGACCGGGTATCTCACCGTTCCTCCTTGCGGATCTAGCTGCCTAGATCAAACAGAGTCGTTTAATTTTTTAATATGACTACCATGTACACGCACTTGAATGTGCCCGTTGTAGTAATCATTACTTTCTAATACACGTCTTGAGAATTGTTCGCGAGCTTCTATGTAACTACATTCGGATTTAGACCTACAGTAGTATAATATTTCGCGAGTAAAGTTGCCTGGTCCTAGTTGTTCTATGTCTTTTGTTAATTCCGGACTTGATCCGTAATATAGTTGCCAGTCTGAGTCGATTTTGCTTCTGATTTTCTTGCGCTTTTTATTGCCGTTTTTAAGTTTTAATGTTTTATATGTTGTCTTACTAAATTTTGCTAATTTTTTTCCAATGTATTTTCTGCCGGTCAAGTTATTTGTTATCAAATAAACAAAACCAACACACTCGTCGGGTAATATATCAATTTGTTTTGATTCGTAGAGCCATACCATGGACTTATAGTTATCATACTACCACTCCGTTGCATATTTTTCATCAACCTTAGCTGCTGCACACTTAGTTTGGCATTCTTGCCAACGGAAAGTTTGGAACTCTCCTGCCCAAAATTCATCAGTTAGTACATCAGTTAACGTACGATTGGTTAAGTTAAATCTTTCAGCTATCTGTTGCCACTCACTATTGTGCCCATAACGATTTGCTACCCAGCAACAAGGAAATAATCTACCACGAGCATCAATGTACAATCCTTTGTTACCTATTTCACACAACGGTCGAACACCGTTTACATCTTTAACTTGCTGAAATAAAACAGTGTTAATTGGTGGTTGCGTAGCAATATCTCTGCGTAACACAATTTGTTCTCGTTCAAATCTGTGACTAGAACTTACAAACTTTATACTGGGCTCTAACGGATCGTCTTTAGGATAGCTAGGATAAAACGACCCAAACTTAGTTGACTTAGTTAATTGAAAAACGTCAAACCCCCAGCTGTTTGCGGTATTCAGCATGGTGTTGATATGATTTTCGTTAAACTTAAAAGCAATAGCTGCCCACACAAGTCGACATTTAGAAGTGGATCTTAGGCTAGTAATACCGCCTAATATTGAATCAAAATCGCTGTTTACACGATATACATTGTTAGACTCGTTGTCCCATCCATCAATGCTAAAGTGTACAGTATCGTTAAAATCTAATACAGACCCTAGATCTTGCCACCATTCTATCTTTTTGTGACTACCGTTGGTAATAATAACTATCTCAATAGGTTTGATACTTTTAATATAACGAATAACTGGTATAAGATCGTGTGCATATATAGGATCTCCGTCGTCACCACAGAATGTAATTTTTTCTACATTTTCAGTAATAAACTCGGGTGTAAAATTACGCTGAAAGAACTTTAAATCTAATTCGGTATTAACTAAACTGTCTGGAACTTCTTGACGAGCACACCGTGGGCAACGCAAGGTGCATTTACTAGAAATTTCAATATGAAAGTGCCATGCAGCCAAGATCATGCTATTTCCACATCAGTATTGTAACTTGTAAATCCGTTTTCCTTAACTACTTTAAGGATATTTTCTACGCGGCCGGCCAGCTCATCTCTATGACTTACAAGCCAAATACTCTTGTGTCGTTCACGACTCATTTGCTTTAACAACGCTAATGCCGATTCAACCCCTTGTGTATCTAAGCCGTTGTCGATCATTTCGTCAATAAACAACACGTTGATGGGTTGATACAAAGATTCGAATACATCGCGGAATGCCCATGACATACTTAGGATCAAGCGATTACGTTCACCACGTGATAAGTTATCAAAGTCTAACTCTCGCCCTAGTTCTTCAATGCTGACAGTTAAGTCGTTTTGGAACACCACAGTATGCGGCAAGCCAATACGATCCAAGTAGTGTGTCAAGCGGTTATTTAGATAGCTAAGATTTTGCTCAATAATCTTCTTACGAATAAATGAATCTTTACTGGTTAAAAGTTTAAGCAAGAATTCTTGATGCTCTTGTAATCTTGTAAGCTCGTTTAAGGTATCGTATGTAACTTCCTGCAATGCTTGATTCTGCATATCGGCAATCTGTTCTGTGTAAAGATCTACCTCGTCTACTTTGGCAACTAATTGAGTTTGTAAGTTTTCTAAATTAGCACGATGCTGAATAGCATCTGATTCTTTATCATAGAACATCTTGGGAGGCCTCCCTAAGTCGCCCAGGGAGTCAAAGGCAGCCTGTAACTCTGATAATAGCTGTGTATGCTCTGTGCTTGCCGTTCTTGCTGTTGCCAAATCCGCCTGTTTGCCCGCCAAGACCTGTTCGTGCTTTTCGTCGTGGAACTCCTGGCCGCATGTATGGCATGTATGATCGATGAGAGAAGTAATTTCCTTCTCCAGCTTGCCCACGGCTTTGGTCTCTCGGTCTTTATCAAGTTTTGCCCGACTAATTGCGCTCGATAGCTCGTTGATGTCTTTCCTGCGTTGATCCCACACCTCGTGCGCTTTATGCGCCGCAATTTCTGATTCAATGTCAATCTCTTGCAGGCTCGCCAACGCGGTCTGTAATTTTTCTTTCTCTTCTTCATGTTTAGTTACCCACATGCCTTGTCTGCGTTTAAGCGACTCAATCTGTTCTTCAATCCTTTTATTAGCTTCTTGAACAGCGCGAATACGAAATTCCTCTTGAGTAATTCCTTCTTTAGTACTGCGATTGTGTTCTTTGATCTTATCAGCACGTTCACTCAGCATGGTAATACCAAGCAACTGCTCAATAATAGTGCGCTGATCATTTGCTTTTAGACTTAAAAAAGGCTCTGTGTACGTGTTTAAGGCCATAATATGCTTGAACATATCATGACTTAGTCCTAATGTATGCTCAATAGCTTCTTGTGTTTCTCTCGAGTCTCCTTGTGCATCGTCGGTGATTTCTTGTTCTTTGTTGTTAACATAGAACTTTAAAAGATTGGGCTTACGACCGCGCTCGATCTTGTATTCTGTACCATTAACAATAAAATCCAACGATACCAACATATTCTTACCGTTGGTTTTGTTAACTAAATTATCCTTTCGGATGTTGCTTAGTGCTGTGCCATATAAAGCATAACTTAGTGCGTTAATAATAGTTGTTTTACCTGTACCGTTGCGACTACCGTCACCACCTAAATCCAAATTCTCACCCAATACAAGCGTAAGATCTTTACGATCAAAGTCAATGGCTTGAGTGGAATTACCTACACTCATAAAGTTTTTAACAGTTAGATTACGAATTTGTATCAATTAAATCCTCATATTCTGGAAATACTTTTTTAAAAGACTCGTGTCGATGAGTGTCCATAATTGATGTTAGTCTTTTAAATTCACCAAGGTGATGACTGTCGTCTCGCGACCACATGTATGATAGCACATCTTGCCACAGCATCGCAAGATTATTGGCCGAATTTGAATAACACCAATCGATGTGTGATTGTATTAATGATTCCAAACGAGTTTTATGATGCGATGGTAGTGCGGTGACCGACATGTGTTCTGGTCGGGTTAATATAACGAAAGAAAAATTGCTAAGTGGTACCCGCCCAGTTTGGTGCCATGTTTGTTGTAGTTCAATTAAACTAGCTATGTTTAAAAACCCTACAGTAGAAGTAACAGAAAAAATTACATGCGGACAATTTTTTCTTAAAAAATCTAAATTTTTTTCAATCGTGGACCAAACGGTTCCGTGTCTTACATAACTGGCAACATCGCCATGAGCATCCAAACTGGCACCCACTCGAACGTGTTTAAAATGTTTCCACCAATCGGTTATGGGCTGATTTTTATAAAACAGGTTTGTAAAATTGGTATTGTAACAAATTTCAAGATCAGTATTACCAGAACTAATCAATTTGTTTAAAATTTCGTAATGTTCGTTCGCTAGTAATGGCTCACCACCAGCAAAATAAATTTCTTCGGCGTGTTGAACATAATTTAGAATTTCTTCAAGGCTAGCACTTCGCTGACGATATTTTAACAAACTAGGTGGTTTGTTAAAAAGTTCAACCTCTTCTTGTGCAATAGAACTACTAAAATATCCGTCGCACATTCGACATTTTAAGTTACATACATTGTTTAACCGAATATCAAAAAACACCGGATTAAACGATTCAATAGTCCCGTTCGAGTTTAGATTACTAGCATTAAACTGTTTCCAGTCTAGATTATATCTTTCTCTCGGACTAATTAACCCTGCATCTTCTCGAACATAACAACTGCTGCATTCCTTACTTCTCTTGCCGTTAAGCATATTTGATCTTAATTGATTGAATTGATTAGATTTAGCAATGTCTAATATTGATGTTGTTTGGATATTGCCCATTGAAAAATCGCGATCACTTCGACAACACGGAAGAACATTACCATCAGGTCCGATATAAAGATGCATCCATGGCAATACACAAAACGTATCTGTTGAATACATTTGCTTAGATTGAAACTTAGGCCCTTCTACTATATAACTTTGTATTGGAAATTTATCTGTGGAATAGAGACGTTGAACTTCCTCTAGTTCGTTAGAAATTGATTCGTTTGTAGAAACCATTAAAATAAATGAATTTGAAATGTCAATTTGACTGGCATACTTTTGCAAGATCAACACCGCTTGCCCAGGAAAATTTTCGTAGTCATAAGTGTCGTTACAATCTTGGACAACAAGTATTCGTTCTTTTTCAGAATACGCAGTCCGATAAGCCAAAGTCAATCTTTGGTGCAACCATTGATTATCATTTTTTAAAAAGTCAGACAAATAGATTGTATCTATAACAGAATATTGTTTTTTTAGTTCTGCAACAATATGGTCAAAACTCATTATAGATTTTGATAAATTTTTAATAATAATTTTGGATCATAAAATTCAGATTCGATATTAGTAATTTGATCTGTAACAATTTGATCCACACTTTCAAACTTGACTTCGCCTGGTGCCAAATCAAGATTGATATCTGTACGTTTACTAGGTATAAGCGCCATTTCTCTCAAGTTATGATCACGAATAAAGGTTTCTTTAATAAAATTAGCTTCTTCATAGCTGATATCAATGTCTAATTCAACACGCACATGCATATTAGATTTGAGAATGTTTGCACCATTATCAATACATTCGCTTAATCGCATGACACGATATAACGGTTGTCCGGGCCACGCATAATATTCCTCAGGTTGCCCCCACTCAAGAACCATCATACCACGCTTGTCATCACCAGCATCGGCAAAATTATGTGGGAAACAGTTGCCGATATAGTTGATGTTTTTCTTTTGCTGACGTAAATGGAAGTGCCCACTAAAAACACTTTCAATTCCACCAAAACTTTCTACTTTGACTTCACCGTGATCTGGCATCTCTACCATGGCGTTCATCTTAAAGTGTGGCAATTCAAAATGTCCAAACATGTACTTGGACTTCATTTTATGTAGCTTCTTGTGATCGTCGCCTACCAACCAAGGAGCGATAATAACATTGTCACGATGAAACCAATCATTAACAATAACAATATTAGGAATATGTTTGGCCCATTCAGCACCGTGGATGTCACGTTTATCACGATAATACAGATCATGATTGCCAGGAATAAAATAAAATTTATCAAAAGCACCACTTAGTTTCTCCAATGCCTGTACACTAAACTGTAGGGTCTGTAGGTTAATGCTGGCACGATGGTTGTGCCAATCGCCCAGGAACATTCCAGTTTCACAACCTTCTTCTCGGGCCTTTTCAATAAACCAATCGATAAAATCCGCACAATCGCGATTATGTACCAAACTGTTACTTTTGAGTCCCCAGTGTATATCTGTACACACCGCGGCTTTTTTAAATAGATTTGTCATCTAGCTATTGTACTATATCGTCGCCCGAAGTTACAACCACTACCGCACCAAAATTAGGATCCTTCTTACCTGCATTTTGACGGGTCCACGATGGATTCAATCCAGCTTGCTCTAACATGTCATCTCGAATGTTTTGATTTTTCTTTTCTAAATTTAAGATTCTAGTAAAACTATTTGTAATGGCCGCGGTATAATAGGCAAACGGATTCTGACTTTTGGATTCGTCAAACTGTAGACCAATCTGACTTAACTGTAGCAAGGCCTGACCACGCATTTCTTCATTGTAGGTATATCCACGCCAGTTACTACGAGTAGCATATCGTTCGCACAGTTTCATAAACATAGTAGCAAGTGTGCGTGTCATGGTTCCGTGTTCTTTGCTAAACTCGCCCTTTTCAAAATCTCCAATCCAGTGGCTCTTGCCCACCTGAACTGGCTGTTTGTTTTCATCTAATCTATAATGATAAAATGGTGGAAACGGTAAACGTACATGCTTGGGATCCAACACAGGAATATCAATTAGGTCAGCCAAGGGATCATCTGACTCTAATTCTAACTCAAAAATATCTTCAATCTTTTTCTTTTTAGTCTGAGTTTTTGGTACTTTTTTAGGAGCCATGGGTATGTGTTCCCAACAGGTGATTCTAAATACCAAATCAGTATTTGGAATCTTTTTAGGGTCTATAATAATACCCTCACGCTTGAATCTGTCGGCACGATTGCGGCGAGCTTCAGCGATGGTGCGTTGATTGATTTTTAACAACGTAGGCAAAATAATATCGTACTGGTGATCATTCATAGGATCTAGGTAGCTGCAGTAGGTATTTTTGCTTAGGTGAATTTGTTTTAAGATATCTCTGTTGTTGAGATAGTTTGTTTTTGCTGGTGTTTTTGTGATGGGCGTGGCCAAGAATAAACCTC